CATTGCCGGTCGCGACGACATGCCTGCACAAACGACACGTCTTGTCTCCCGGTCTCAGCTTCGATCCGAGTGGATGCAGACCTTTCGACACACGCTTGGTATGGCAGGCGGGCGTGTTGTTGCCACGATAGAACCACTCCGGCCAGAGGAATGGATCGTCGATCTCTTCACGCGCGAACATCTCGCCCTGCGCGTCCATCATCCGCGCATCCCCCACCACGCAAGCACGAGCTTCGTACATACCCACACCGTCATGAGAGATAGGGCCAGCGTGTAGAGTTCAGGACCGACTTCGATGATGGTCATTTTGGATCGCCCTCCTGGGTGGCTTCTCTGGCGGCGTCGAGGGCTTGCCGGGCAGTCGGGAACATCGGCTTATTCGTGGTCGCGTCGTCTTGGTGCAGCCGATAGCCGCGATTCATGATCGAGTGTCGGGCGATCCACTGAAGCCCAGGCTTCGACTGTGACTCCAACCAATCCAACCGCTTCATATCCTCACGGACTTGGTCAATACCGGAGTTCCACCATTGCTCGCGCTCCTCTTCGAGCGCGGCGATCTTGACGCAGTGCTCACAAGTCACACCATCGTCACCGCAGTAGGCCACTAGTCCGTCGTCGCAGTAGATCGGCCGCCCGCACGGATTGAATTCAGCCATCCGACTCGCCCTCCTTTTACGGTGCCGTCCACCCCGGACCACCAACGGGACCACTTGGGCAGCCAATTAGGACGTAACAAGGTGTGCAGACGAATCCGCCGCTCTTCGGATTGAATGTGCCCTCCTCGGCTCGCAGGTACTCGTCGGGCGTTAGATCGCAGTCGGCTGCGGCCTCGGTATATTCGTCGAGATCTTCCGGACGCAAGAGGCAGACACAGCAGCGAGGCTGTTCGATTGTTGGCGTAAGTCTTTCAGTCATCCGTATCTCCGTTCAAAAAAAGAGGCCGGCCGAGATCTCACCCCCTGGTTTTGGTCGCGGCCGACCCGTCTCCACGATCACTCGACCGTGGACACTTCCTCGTCGTCGGGCCTGGGAAGCGTCAGAAACTTCATTAGGAGTTTCTCAATCTCGGCGTTGGGAACGCGCCGCTGGACACAGAGGCTTTCGGCAAGGCCACCAAGGGCCTTGTGGATCTGCTCCTCTAGGTCCTGCGCGTACTGATGCCATCCCTCGGCGAGTTCGCGATCGGAGGGCACGGGCGGCTCGACTTCAGGCTCGGGCTGCGTCTCCGGAGGCAGGAGTTCGAGCAAAAGCTCGACGGCCTCCCGCTGTTGGCCATCATCGAACAGTAGCAGAGCGCTGATGACGCTGTCTACGCGCTCGCTCAGTCTCTCAAGAGGACCTTGATGGTGATCGGATCGATGAGGCCAGTTGCAATCATGCGTTTCTCCAGGGGTAGTTGATGAACGATCAATAGCGCCGCAGGATAGCAGCGTCAACCGGTTAGTGCTATCCAGTGCGTATGAGGGCCAAAGGAGAAGACAGAGTGTTCTCGCGCAGTGAGCGTGTCGGCCTCCGCGTGACGCCAGGAGAGATGGCAGACCTGCGATCGATTGCGGATGCGTGGGACGTAACGCCGACGGCTGTCGCGTGGTATCTGGTCGCGACAGCGCTGTCCAAAATGCGCAGGCGCAAGCTTAAGGACGTCGGCTACCAAATGGAGACTCAGGAGATGATCGACCACATCGAAGGGATACTGGAGGAGGAGGAGAAACACGATGCCAGGGACAGTGCACCGGACCGCGATGACGAAACACAACAAGACGCAGGAGACGAGGCTCAGGCGGGGTTGGACGGTGAGTGAAACGGCCGTGTGGTGCGGCGTCTCCCTGCGCACCTACCAGGGCTGCGAACGTGGCAAGCTCAATGTCACGATCGAGACCTGGATCCGTGTCGCGCGAGGTCTGGGCGTCGCTGTAGTGGATTTGCTACCCATTTTGAAAGTGCGTCCGGTTGTACCCACCTCGACCCCGAAGCGGACCGGAACGGATTCGCCCATCTGGAAACGGCGCACCAGTAAGACGAGAGGCCATGCAAAAGAGTAAGCTCGACAAACTTCAGGAGTCGGCGACCCGGGACGTCCTCATCACAGAGCTGGACGCGGACTACGAACAGCAAGTGCGCGAGTATGCGCAAAGCGTCGTGCCGGATCTGGTGGAGGGCCCGCTACTCGATATGGCCAAGGGTACGCAGTACCTCTACGACGATGAGGGGAAGGTCGTCACGGACGACCACGGGGTCAGGCAGCACACCGGACAGTTTTTCGAAAAGTCCCTGCAGCGCAAGGCCATTCTGGATCTCGTGGACATGGCCAAGGAGCCGGCGCCGAAAAGCGTGCTCGAGCAGTTGACCTCTCAGGTCGGGAAAGGTGGAAGGGGAATCAACATCACAATCACCCAGTTTAAACCGAAAGCCGAGACCGAGACTCTAGAAGAGGTGCTCGAACGGGCCGTGGACGTGACGCCGGCCGAGGAAGAAGATGGCGAAGAATGACATCCCGCTAGACGGAGAGGTCAATATTCCCTACCGCTGGGAACCTCGCGACTACCAACAGCCGCTCTGGTACGCGCTCGAGGACTTCAAGCCCGACTCGGGGGGTGTCGCCCGCTTTGTCTCCGTCTGCCATCGGCGCTGGGGCAAGGACCTGCTCGGAATCAACTGGTGCGCGCTGGCGAGCACCCTGCGCGTCGGGACTTATTGGCACATGCTGCCCACGCTGAATCAGGGGCGCCGCATCGTCTGGGACGGCATGACGCGTGATGGCCGCCGCTTCCTCGACTACTTTCCGGGATTCGGTGGCAACGGTTCGGATGTCGGACGCGAGGGCAGCTGGATTACGGGCATACGCAAAGACGAGATGTCGCTGGAATTTGAGAACGGAAGCAAATACCAGGTCGTCGGCGCCGACGCAGACAAGCTCGTGGGATCGGGCCCTCTCGGCATCATCATGAGCGAGTTTTCGCTCTATGAGTCGGCGGTCGTATGGAACAGAGTCAGGAGCATGCTTCGAGAGAATGGAGGTTGGTGCCTCTGGCTCTACACCCCCAGGGGGCATAACCACGGCTTCGCTCTGAAAAAAATCGCCCAAACCAACAAGAGCGGCAACTGGTTCTATCAGCTCCAAACCGTTGAGGACTCGATTCACAAGGGCAAGCGCATGGTCACCGAAGAAGATATTCAGGAAGAGCGCGACGACGGCATGCCCGAAGAGACGATCCAACAAGACTATATGTGTTCATTTGAGACGGCGATGGTCGGCAGTTTCTACGGCGATCTGATGAAGATGATGCAGGACGATGGCCGAATCTGCCGCTTCGGCGTCGAGTCCAATATCGCGGTCGACACCTTTTGGGATATCGGCATGCACGATGGCAGCGCGATTTGGTTTTTTCAGCGCGTCGGACGCGAGAACCACTTGATCGATTGCGAATTCAGCTCCGATGTGGGCCTCGAATGGTACGCCAACATGCTGGGCGAAAAGCAGGCCAAACGGAACCTGGTCTACGGCGAGCACCTCTTTCCGCACGATATGGCGGTTCGCGAACTCGGGGTGCCGGACCAGCGCACGCGCCTGGACTCGATGGCCGCCCTCGGATACCGCGGCCGGATCGTCAAAAAGCATGCGGTTAAAGACGGAATCAACGCGGTACGCCAACTGCTGCAAAATATGTGGATCGAGGAGGAACACTGCGAGGAGGGAATCGAAGCGCTGAAGGGCTATATCCGGAGAATCAAAGAGGGCGAGACGGACGCCAAGGGAAACCCGATCTTCTATGACGATCCCGAGCACAACTGGGCCAGCCACTACGCGGACGCGCTGCGGATCGGCGCGATGGGACTGCGGTCGCTGCGCAATCAAAGAAAGACCTCGCAAACCGCGCCCGAAAATGTGGGGCAATTCGTCTAAATGGACTTTCGTGTGGAACTGCGCGAGCTTAGAGAAAAGGTCGAAGCTGCCGAAGCTGCTCAGGTGGCGGCGAACACCAAAGCGGTGCATCTTCACCGCACGTGCCAGGGCCTGGCCACTCGCGTGCGACGTCTGGAGTTGACGTTGCCGGGGATTGCCAGGTGGGCGCAAACGAGCCAGCTCATCATTCCGGTCCGGCCCAAAAATCTCGACTACCTTCTCATGGAAAGCTAAATAGAGAGAGTCCTTATGGCCGCACCCTCGTACGGTTTTGATCAACTCTTCCCGGATGCTCCCCAGGTCGCCTACCTCGACGACTACCGATTCCGGTCCGGCGGGCGCAACACCGGGGCCATCGGCGTACGCGAGATTCGGCCGCTCGAACCGGACGAAGTGCAATCCGCCATCGCGATGGAGATCCGGGACAGTCTCTCGCATGAGGGCACGCAGCTGGCCGAAGACCGGCGAAAGGCGCTCAGATACTACTACGGAAAGCCCTTTGGCAACGAGCAGGACGGTCGTTCGAGCTTCGTTTTGACAGACGTGGCCGACACAATCGAGTGGATCCTGCCTTCACTCATCAGAATGTTCGTGGGGTCCGGCATCATCTGGCGATTCAAGCCACGCCGGCCCGATCAGGAAGAAGCCGCCAAGCAGGCCACCCAGGCGGTGAACCATATGTTCCTTGAGCAAATGGGCGGCTTCATGGTGCTCTACGACTGGTTCAAGACCGCCATGATCGAAAAAAATGGCATCGTCCATCCGTATTGGGAAGAGAAGTACGAGCCGAAGGTGGAGACGTACTACGGACTGACCGAAGCGGCCATCGGCCAGGTGATGCGCAATACAAACGTTGAGATTACAGAGCTGCGTCCCCACGAAGGCGAGGGCCTCTACGACTATCAGACCGGCGCTCCGATCATGACCTACGATGTGACGACGCTGCAATCGACGACCAAGGGACAGATGCGATGCGCGGGCGTGCCTCCTGAAGAGTTCCTGATCACGCGCCGCACGACCGAGCTGAATGACGATACGGCTTACGCCGCACACCGCAGGCGGATGACGGTCTCCGAGCTCGTGACCCTGGGCTTTGACCCGCAGATGCTGGTCAACCTGCCGAACGACGATACGCCCGAGTACGATCTCGGCCGAACCGAGCGTTTCAGTATCGACGAGACCTGGACGCAATACAGCAAAGAACGCATCGACCCAGCCAGCCGCTCGCTCTGGGTGACACACAGCTTCATCCGGCTGGACGAAGACGGGGACGGCTATGCAGAGCTGCGCGAGATCCTGTCCGTGGGCGATAGCAGCGTGCAGATCCTCGAGGATAAACGCGCCAATTTCATGCCTTTTTGTAGTGTTTGCCCGGTTCCGATGCCGCACAAGTTCCACGGGATCTCGGTGGCCGATCTCACAATGGACCTCCAGATCCTTAGGAGCACGCTGTGCAGGCAGTTGATAGATGCCACGTATCTCGCGAACACGCCGCGCTACTTGGTCGATGAGAATGCCGGGGTCGATGTCGATGCGCTGCTGACCTCGATTCCGGGCGGCGTCGTGCTGACGGATCGGGTCGCCGATTCGGTCGTACCGCTCGCGACTCAGTCGCCTCCGCCGGCCGCCTTCCAATTGCTCGAGTACATGGAAGGGGTGATGGAAAAACGAACCGGCGCCACCAAGTGGATGACCGGCCCGGATGCTTCTGCGCTCAAAGACTCTACGCTAGGCGGGATCACCGAAGCGATGCGCGCCAGTGGCCAGAAGATCGAGATGATCGGATCCATCTTCGGCAACACAGGCGTTAAGCAGCTCGGCAAGAATATCTATCGGCTCATGATCGAGAACTCGGCGCGCCCTCAAGTGATGCGGATTCATGGCAAGTGGGTCGAGGTCGACCCTTCCACCTGGGGTGAGGACTTGGATCTCGAAGTCGAAGTGGGGCTCGGCGTCGGACAGGCCGCCAGTCAGATCATGAATCTCAATATGATCGCGGATCGGCAGAAGCAATTGCTCGACTCGCCCGCCGGACAAATGCTGGTCAAACCGAGGCACGTCTACAACTTGGCGCAAACGGCGACCGATGTGCTGGGGCTCAGGCTCGAAGATCAGTTCTTTGCGGATCTAGGCGATGCCGACTGGCCGCAGCCGGACCCGCCGATCGCGGAGAAGGTCAAGCTGATGGAGACCGAAAGGCGGAGTAAGGCCGACGCCGCCCAGGCCACCATCGAGAGCCAAAAGGTGCTGGTCGAATCGGCGACCCAAGATGCGCTTCAGGTCTACCGCGCAGCCGATATGGATCACGAGGAACGCATGAAGCGCGCCGAGCTGGTGACCCGCAAGGATATCGCGGTCGAGCAGATCCGCGCGCAAATCCAAGTGGCCCTGATCACCCAACAAAGCAATCAACAAAGCGACCAAGGAGCGCCCGAAAATGCCGTTTAGCCCGAAGGACAAGGTGAACTACGAGAACCTGAAGCTGCTTTTCGACGAGTGCGGAGGCAAGCCCACGCGTTTGGTACAAATGTGCTCCGAATGGCTGGTGGCCAACGCCCCCAAGCCCAAGAAGCTCGTGAAGGTCGCCGAGAGCAAGAAAGAACGCAAAAAAAAAGCATCCGGGAATGGAGATTCTGGCGACGGGAATGAAGCGGCGTGAGCGACCTCGACAGGAAGGAACACCTGGCCGCCGAGGCCCGTCAATTGCTCGAAAACCCTATGCTTGTCGGGGCTTTAGCTGAGATCGAGAGGAAGTGTTACAAGGCCTGGGAAGCCACTACGCCCATGCAGAAAGAGGAGCGCGAGAAGGCCTGGCTCATGCTGGCGGGGATGAAGTCGTTCAAGCGCGAGTTGACGAAGATCATCAACGGGGGCAAGATTGCGGCCAGTCAAGCCAAACAAGCACAATTAGGCGACGATTATGTCGAGTCCGACCTACCATCCACCCGGCGATCCGTTCGCGAGCCAAGCGCCCTCCGTCGAAGCTACGGTGGGCCAGCTTAGAGCACTCGACCCGACTCTCTCACCCGGGATGCTGCCTCCCATCGCGCAGCCCATGGCCCCGCATATCCCCGGTCTGCCCGGCACGGACCCGCTCAACCCTCTATCCAACCCGCAGAACCCCGCGCCCTTCATCGCGCCGCAGGTCAATCCGACTTCCGAACTTGCGGCCGCACCCGATCCCAACTCACCCGAGGTCGTAGACCCGTCGCTTCTGCCCGGTGAAGACGGTGTGCTCCACACGACGGCCCAGGTGGCTCATGAATTACGCGTGTCCGAAGACCAGTTCTTCACGGACATCTCGGTTCCGGACTCGGACGGCACCCTCACTCCACTGGTCGATGTGCTCAATACTTGGCGCGCGAATCCGGATGCCATCGCGGTCGCCGCACAGCGTGACACACTCGAAGACGAGTTTCTCACCCGCCAGACCGAAGCCGGCCAGATGCACGATGAAGCGCTGGCGCGTACCGGCCGGCTGATCCAATTCCTGGCTACGGAAGCGGCCGGGTCCCAGGTGAGCCAATACGATATGGACCGCATGCGCGCGGAAGATCCAGCGGCTTACAACGCCGAACGCACCCGCCAGGGTGATGCCGAGCAAAGACTGAACCAGGCCCGCGCTGATTTTCAGGCACAAGGCCAAGAGCGCGTCCGGCAGCAAGAGTCCGAGAACGAAGCGCGGCGCACGATCGAATCGCGCAAAGTCAACAAGCTCTGGCCCGAGTACGGAAACCCGGTGACCCGTCCCGCGGTCCAGGCCCAGATGCAAACCTACCTCAGCACCCATGGCTACAGCCGAGACGAAATAGCTGGGCTCATGGATTCCAGACAATTTGGCGTGATCAAGGACGCGATGGCCTTTAGGGCAATGGAAAAAGAAGGCAAGCAAGCGATCCTAGACGCGCAACAAAAAGGTGTACCTTTGCCAAAGGCGGCCCCGACGGCAAGGCGAGAGGCGCTGGCTCCGCAAGTAGCGGGTCAGGCCAATGAACAAGTGCTGATGCAACGCGCAGCACAGACGGGCAGCGTCGACGATGCTGCTCTGGTCATCCAAAATAGGATGAACCAACCAAGGGGCTAAAGTCATGGCTGTTTTTCCCGGATCATATGAAACCTACACGGTGATCGGCGATCGTGAGGATTTGTCCGACGTCATCTACAATATTGACCCACTCGACTGCCCTGTGATGGCGAGCATCGGGCGCGGTGACGGGTCGAACATTACGCACGAGTGGCAAACCGATCAGCTCGATACGGCGGCTTTCAATATCGTCGAGGAAGCCCACGAGACGGCCTTCGTCGCGATCGTGCCCACGGTTCGTCCGCACAACTTCATGCAGATTTCTGAGAAGAACGTCATCGTCTCGGCGACCAATGAAGCGGTCAGGAAGGCCGGGCGCGGAAACGAAATGGCCTATGCGATCGCCCGCAAGGGAAAGAGCCTCAAGCGAGACGTAGAATTCACGATCACG